GATTTCATTTACAGGAGCAGGAGTTGCATCATAAGCTTCTTGCTGTCGCGCTACTGATGCGGCGTTTTCTCCTTCCGCTCCTTTTACTAACGATGCTTCAGCTTCAGTTGCGAGCTTGTTAGCGTCTTCTGTATTACCCTTCATTAGGTGGCTTTTAGCCCTGAATGCTAAGACGACGCCTTCAATCACCCCGCCTAAAACAACTCCTTCTATAGATGTTTTTAATCTGTTGATCATGTCAGAGTCATCAGGGTTAGTCATAAGACCTTCTGTAATGACGTTTTCTACACCCATGCTGTGGAGCCAGTTAGATAAGTTCCCGTCTGATCCTTCAAACGCTGTGAAGTCAGCGATGGCACCACGCACCATGCCTTCTCTAATTTTTTGCCCAGAAGATATCCCGCGCATTTTTTTACGCGCTAGTCTGTCTGCAACTTCTTGAGACATTCCTCGTTGTTTTGCAGCGCGGGTAGTTGCGTTTTTAATGACACTTGAAGCTTTAGCAAATTTACCGGGGCCAACAAAGCCGACTATAAACTGGGTAACTCCTGATACACCATTACCTACAAGGGTGTCTGGCTTCCCTACAAAATCGCTTGCTTGATTCCCAAACCCCCAATCTACCCCTTTTTCAATAGATTTAGTAACTTCATCGCCTGTCCACACAGTAGGATCAAAATTACCTTTTTCATCTAATAAAGTAACGTTACCAATGTTTTCAGACAGCCACTGTGCCGGAGTGTCCGCAAGACTCATTATAGCTTCACCAGCTTTTGCTACTCCATGGAACACGCCTTGTATTGTGTCCCCCGTGTCATACCATGCCCCGCCGTCATCTTCCGGTTCTACAGGCACTACAGGCGGTGCAACAGTGGGGGAAGATTGTCCGTAATGTTCCAGCGCCAGTTGGGCCGACCCTTGCCCATAGCTCTCCTCAAATGCACCTTTATATAATTCGGGGTTTTGTCTAAGTAGGTTTATGCTATCTTCCATTTCTATTTTTTGATCAATGGAATCTGCCACTACAGATCTCCTGGTTTTGTTAAGCTAGAAACAGTCTCAAACAGTTTATCAAAATAAGCGGGCCGCCCAATTATGGGAACACTTAAATCAAAGAATCTGTCAAAAAGTTGTTTCATTTGTTCTTCGTCTACTTCAATATTAGACTTTTTAGTTCCCGTTTTTCTCCGACGATTGTGATTTTGTTTGTATGTGTTTTCTGATTTAAATAGTCCTTTATTTCTAATCCTGCCTAAGAATTCCATAAATGCAGACATCTGATCTTCTGATATAGATGGGACACCTAACTCAGTTGATAATTCTCTAAGAGAAGGGTCTATTTCATCTAGTAAACTTTCCACATCTGTTTTAACATTTAATGGGTTACTGGAGTCTTCAACCTTTTGTAATGGAGGAGATTCCGTCGGTACTTCGGTACGAGTTTGTGTTACTTTGGGAGGTAAATGTTCTGTTAATTCTTTATAAATCTTTTGCAGCATCGTGTTGTTCATCCCTCCCTCAATCTTCGCAACTTGTTCCTCGAGCCAAGTTTCTGCCTGTTCCCGATTTTCAAACTTTACTGTTTTTGGGACTTCATCTGCCTTAGGTTCTTCAACTACGCCATTAACAACTAACAGTTCGTATATTTCTGCTTTAGAACTTCCTCCATACTCTGCTATTCCCTTTTTCCAGTCGGTGTTATCTTTGTGATTCGGCCCTTTTGCAACCAGGCGAACGGAGGCATCAGTCTCCACAACACTCATAAGCGCGTTTTTATTAATTGCTTTATTAAGGGCATCCATACTTCTGGGGTCCCTTGGAGAATACTCGACCGTATCGTATGTGAATGTACCATCGTCCGGTCTGCCTTCCGACATGCGGGTCTCTCGTATAGCTTGTAACTGCCTTTGACGTGATGACCTAAAAACCCTACTTGCGTGTGTTCTGTCGCCGAATTCAGTGTGCCCCAAAATCGCAGCAGTTTGTTTTATGGATTCTGTGTAAACATTCATTTTAGCCTCTATCGAGTTTCCTTTTAAAGTGCTCGATACTTGGGTCCAAACTGATGAATAAGTGACACCAGCGAACGCGGCGCTGTTCAGTTTTTCGAAAATCCTATCGCGGAGTTGACTTTCGTTTGTTATTTTTCCGTCTTCTGTCTCTTGAGCAAGGACCATTATTAGACTAGTTGTGCGATTATTTTTTTGAAGTGGTGTTATAGGCGTACCATCTTGAGCCAATTTATCTTCGGCCTGTAGTGCTGTTCTTATATTATTTTGCTCGGAATTCACCATCCTAAGAAATGCAGCTTGGTCATAATCTGCGCCGGTAAGGTTGTTATCTTTTTCCCACTTCTCTGTGAAGGCTTTCAGCTGTCTTCGGTTCATAATATATGGCTGCCCATCCTTGCTGAGTTCAGCTCTTGCAGTAAACCAGTCGGATTGGATGGTTCTGTCGTTTTTGGCTCTTGTGATATTGCCAACCGTATATTCGTCTTTTATATCTTGGATTTGGTCATCTTGTAGGCGACGTATAGCCGCATCGACCTGGCCATCTTCAGACAATGACAGCCCGCTTGCGATTTTGACAATCCGCCCATCTTTATTTTCATGGCGAGGAAGTTTTTTATTGTCACTTAATGCTAAAAACTCCGTTAATACACTAATGCCTTGTGCGCCGCCTTTCCCCTCAGCATACGCTAACATATCCTTAACAAACTCTGCTCGCGAAGAACCCGCAGTTTGTCCTGATACGCGAAACATTGTTTGTCTAATATTCCAAGCTGTACTAACAGCTTGTTCTGTAGTTAGGTTTTCGTCGTTAAGTATATTAACAGTTTGTTCGCTGATATTTGCTTTGTGACTTTCTTGTTGGTACTTCTTTCGATACGCAGCATGGCTAGTAGTAAGGTTAGCAGATGCTTGCTGTATAATAGGGGTTGCTCCCGCAATGTAATGTGGGTTTGTTCCTAACGCATTAAGATAAGTTTGCGTTTCTCCAGCCATCCATTCAGGAAAGCTTCCGATTTCATTTTTATTCTCTTCGTACTTAGCAATTGTATCTGCTCGCCAACGGGTGGCATGATTATATCCCAGTACTTCATTATACGAGGCTTGCCATATGTCGCTTTTATCAGGGTGTATAGCTTCTGCACTTACAGTATCCAGCACCTGCCCGGCGTCTATCTTCTGGAGAAGAGCCGCTCGTGTGGCCGTAGCTTTATCTGTTTTATCTTGTTTGTCTTGCCAGATTTTCTCTTCAATTTTAACTTCCGCAGAAGCAACTCCTAGAGTTTGTTTAAGGTCTTTCAGCCCTTGACCGTCATTATACACCTCGGCGGAATATTGCGGCTTCACTTGTACAAACGTATCCACAGGTGTCCTGAGGTTACGCATTCCTCGTACTTCAGGGACATCTATTTCACGTCGGATACGTTGTCGGTCCCGCGAAATTTGTCTAGTAGCCATTACCAAGGTACTCCTGTGTGGCCACTTGAATTCCTGTTGTAAGCAGCCGTCTTGGCAGATGTGGGTGACTTGAACAAGCCCTTCTTATCCCCATAAGAAACTCCCGCTCCTGCAATTTCTAACATCGGACCCAACGGGCTTGGACCTGAGTGATATGGCATGAGCCTGTTTTCTTCTATTCTAGATGCTTCTTTTGCTTTAATACCTCGTTTATCCGATTCTAATTGATTACCAACTTGTGCCATTTCTTCTAAGGCGTTCTGCTCACTTCTGGCTCCAGCAGCATTAAGTTCGTCATACGCTTCAACAACAGAGCCAGCGAGGTTTAGCCCTGCGCCAGATGCCGACACTAACAATTCAGCGGCTGTCCCTCTGCTGGACAATTCATTTTCGTAAGCATCTTCAAGTATTCTCTGATTTTCCATACGGGCTCTATCTTCAAGTCCATCGCGCTCTTCGTTTGCGGAAACTCTCGCCCGCATATCCGATTCCATCTTAGCAGAATTTTCTGCACTTATAGCGGCGTTCTTGGCCTTTGATTCTTGAGAGGAAGCCGCAAACCCCGCGCCAGCTGTTACTATCGCGAGTGCTAAACCGATTGACGCGGGATCACACATTTATTTTCCTAACTTTGCAAACTCATAGAAATCTTTTTTAAAAGGACCGTAAGGACACCTGCGTATAAATACAAATCCCAACCATTTTAGCCACTTGTGGTGTACATGGTTTCTGACATCTGTATAGTTCCATAGAAGTTTGTGTTTTATATGGAGTTCTTTGACATATTGTTTGTTGAGGCGCAGGAATGGTATTGTAAATTGCTCTAACACATGTGTCCCGACCATCCACACTGATCCGTTTGGAGAAGTCCCAAATATCATAAAAGGTTTATTATTTTTAGTAGCTACCTTTAAATAATCAGCCGACATTGCCCCTGCGAAAACAGATGTAAACGCATCGTTTCCAGAGGCTGCGTATAGTTCGTTAATATCAGATTTTCTGAGGTTGTTAGAGAGATACGATATATCGTTGATTTCACAGCCTCGTATTTTATACTCTTCTTGTTTTTGGGGTATACATTGCTTCCCATTCTGTTGACGAGAATGCGGAGTTAAATGGGGTGTCATTTTTAATTGATACTTCTACTTCGTCATTTTTACTAAATACGGGAAATCTAAATTCACCAGTGTCATATCCTGTTTGGCCAATTATGTTCCCACTCGCGCCCAGAACTCGCCCAGTGAATGCGTAAGTCTTTGTGGGTTTGTTAGTAGGGGTCACTTCGACTTCAAACTGAGACGTATTTAAATATAAAAGAGACATATACCTAAGTTGCAGTCTTCCATCTTGAATAGGGACCTGTGATCCTCTTTCTCCTTCCCGCAGGAATTGGGTGCTATACTGGTATTCGAATGTGTAAGGCAGACCAATATGGAAAGACTTGGCTGTAAAATCTCCTTCAACTACTATTTGTGTTGTAGTTTGCGAGATTATCGGAGGTATTGTGCCGTCACTTTCTACAATTTGCCACGTTGCCGTTTCAATATAAGGGACGGTTATGGTTGTCCTATTTGTTGCGCTGTCAAAGCTTTCAGTACACTCCGCTTGCGTAACCCGCCGGTCTAATAGGACATCGTTTGGTGTTCCATCAACGCCTTCCCCTTCAGAAAGCGTCAGCTTATCAATGTGAACTCCTGAATTAGACTTGTAGACAATAAACAGGTCTTGCTCCAGGAATTCCATGGTTAGGACAGTGTACCCCGCTGGGAATTCCCATTTACCCCAAGATGATTGTAGTTTTTCATCTCCTGACATAAACCATTTGTAGATATAAAGAGCATCTGTGTCCCCGGAACTAAGGACAGCCATTATGTCATCTGTAGTAGATGAGGACATTTTTACAATATTAGAAGGGATGTATCGTGGTATCTGAATGGTTATTTCAGAGCTGTCTTTGTTATCCGTTTGATCGGTTATAAACAATTCTCTAAGGTTTGCATGTGCAGTGCCGTCTACCGCAAAATATACATTAGGACCAACAGAAGTAGGTTTGGCATTGATCGACGCATCAAAGCTGGTGGCCACATCAAGGCCGATTGTTTTCGGAGACAAAATATCTCCCTGAGTTACTTCAAACTGAACCTTATCTGAAAACAGCATTAACGTTCTGTTATACGGAATAGCGTGGTATAAAGTAGAAATCCTGTTGGTAGTGGAGGCAACGTCGATCCGCTCGGTGTCTAGAAGCTGTACAGCTGTGGTACGCCAGAAATTTTCAAACTCTTGGTTTTCGCTAAATATTACATTTTCACCGGACAGAAACCCCATCCGTCCTTTATGCAGGAAAATATCATTTATTTTTCCTCCTACAAATGAAGGGTCACTATTAGTATTATCATCTCCCGCTAAACGGGTTTTCCAAATGTCTTTATCAAATGTAAATGTTCCGTCAGCGTTTCGCACCAGAGTGTGTGGCATTGTCGTATCTGTGTATTCTCGTCCAGCGCCGTGGCCTACTGTTTCGGTCCATACATTATCTAGGTAGAAAACCCAATAGTCGTCGCCGGATTCTTCAACATCTCCGCGAACTTTAACTAAACGGTTATCGATATCTTGAGGAGGCAGCTTTGAGAACTCTTGTATCTCATCCTTAAACACCCGCATCGACCTTCCGCCGAATCCCTCGGACACTTCGATTTTGTCAGAAGTAGCCAATCCGCTCATGCAAACTGCGGAATTTTCTGTAGTCGCAGCAAACCCTGCGGTAACCAGTGCGTTTTTTAAGGCAGTCGCTATTTCGTCGGTGCCCTCTAATGCAGTAGATGCCGATACATTTGTCTGTGTAGTATGACTTGCCCGAAGCGTATTGTTTACATATATCGCATAAGTCTTATTGGCTACAGCTTGGAAAATGTAGATCGTTGCTTGTGTACGTGGATCAACTCTGCTTTCTGTCGTTGCGGCGGCGGCGGTAGTCACCGACGTGTTCACAACCCATGTTTGATCAGCAACCGACAGGAACCGTAAGTTTTTATTTGGGGTTGCTGTCGTCAAGTACGATTTTCCACTGGGAAAACTTACGGTCTTTTTTGTCCCATCAAGATCGTAGACTTCTAGATCGCCGTTGACACATACAATAAAGTATTTTTCAGTGTCATCCCTTTGTACTAAATGTATAGCGGCGTCATTGGGAATGGTGACTGATGTGTTTAACGCGGACACATAACTTGTGTTAGGCCGTTTTTGCAAACCCGTGACAACTGACGGGAATGCGTTCTTCATCTCTTTACAACTTGTTTCTAATCTAATGGGCGGGGGCTGTTGTGACACCCCGTTTATCATGTTTGGCAAAGAAGATGAAATAAGTGGCATTAGTAGGCACCTCGTGTGAACGAGTGACGCCTCAGAATGCTTTGGGGAGTAAGGTCATCTTTAATCATGTTGTAGTCCCCCGCCCATACTTCATCGTTCTGTAACGCAGCATATGCCATTGCTTCGTCGGTTCTTGAGGTATCGGTAACCAGCGCACCTAAATGCCTTTCTTGAAATATTCTTGCGGCTTTTAGTGTGACATATCGACGTGCTGTTTCAGGGAGATCATCAAACCCCAGGAGCACCACTATATCTACCGTAATTTTGGTCGCGTCTGGAGAGAACGTATGGTTTTTACGGTCGTATAAAAACTTGCCACGTAGAACTAAATCCAAGTCTGTACCTGAGCTTGAATCAACCGTGTTCACTGTGTCCACCCTTGCAGTATTTGCAGGAACAGCGAACTTATTGTCTGAATCTTTTAATATTGGAAAACCAATTTCTGTATTAAAGTTCCACCCTAAGCTTTGTATTTCTCTATTTATTCCTGCAAGTATAGTACGCGCGATGGTAGCATCAACAACGTTGTCATCTTCAAGAGTATTCACGGGGCTTTCACCCATCATCGAGAGCATAACGTTTACTGCTTCTAGCTCTGTAGTAGGGGTGACGACTGTCATTGAAAACTTCCATTAAAAATAGAGGCACCCCAGAAATAAATCCAGGGTGCCTCTTGTGGCGAAGTACTACGAGGTAGCGTTTTTGATAGCAATCATGCACTCAGGACGCAAAG